TGCACGGTATGCGGAGCGGAGAAAAAAGAGGACTGCAAATGTCCTGATGACTGTCCAAGCTGTGGGGCATGAACTTTTCAGTTGTTCCTCTTTCATTGAAGGAAGCCAATGATTTTGTAACAACACATCATAGGCATAATAAAAAAACATTAACACATAAATTTAGTATTGGTGCTGTATATAATGATGAATTAATAGGTGTGGCTATTGTAGGCAGAACTGTATCACGACATTTAGACGAAAAATTTACAGCAGAAGTAAATAGAGTTTGTATTAAAGATCCTTCACCCAAAAATGCGTGTTCATTTTTATATGGTAGAGCATGGAGAATATGGCAAGCTATGGGTGGAAAAAAAATTTTAACTTACACTTTAGCAAGTGAAAGTGGATCTAGCATGAAAGCTGTAGGGTGGAATAAAGTATCTGAAACAAAACCCTTTAAAGAAGGAAAAGGGTGGACAACAAGAAAAAATAGATTTTGGCAACCTGTTCATGCACAATTAAAATTTAGATGGGAGCAACAAGCAATATGAGAAAATCAAACCCAGTAGCAAGGAATTTAAGGACCCCTAAATTCAGGTCAAAGGTAATTCCAGACAAGAAAAGGGCAAACCCAAGAACAACAAAATACAACAATTTCAAGAATCATTTCGCCACCCATATCCTGGGACTGGATGAACCTGAAGCTCCAACGAATAGTGACAGTGGACGGGGCGTAGTCAAGGAACGGGAAGTGGCAAGTATTTGGAGAGTGTTGAACAGGAATAAGAGTGAAAATAACGATACCGTACAAACCGAGGGAACATCAAAAGATAATACATGATAACCTGAAAAGGTGGAATGTTCTGGTGGCACATCGGAGGTTTGGAAAAACCTGCCTTGTTCTCAACGAACTGATCCGAAAATGTATGACCAATACCCTCACCAGCCCCAAATACGGCTATATCGCGCCAACCTATCGGATGGCGAAACAAACAGCCTGGAGCTATCTCATGGAGTACACAGGAACCATCCCCAATGTTCACTATCATGAAACAGAATTAAGAGTTGATCTTCCTGGAAAGAGAAGAATACAATGCTTCGGAGCAGACGCATATCAGAATCTACGTGGCATGCGATTCGATGGAATCGTAGTGGACGAGATCGCGATGATGCCCCCAGCAATCTGGGAGGTTCTACGCCCCGCTCTGTCTGACAGAAAGGGATGGCTGATAGCAATTGGAACTCCAGCAGGCCATAACGCGTTCTTTGATCTTTTTGAAAACGCACGTACATCAAAGGATTGGTATTCCTCTGTATTCAAGGCGAGTGATACGAAAATCATAGATGAGGAGGAGTTAGAAGCCTCAAAGGCTCTCATGTCTCCAGAACAGTATGAGCAGGAGTTTGAATGCTCCTTTGACGCAGGCGTTCTTGGAGGTGTCTATACCCGCGCAATGTCGGATATTACCGACAAGGGCCAGATTACGCAAATCGAGTATGATCCACAGTATCAAGTCAACACGTATTGGGACTTGGGCATTGGGGACGCAACAGCAATTTGGTTTGCACAGAATGTGGGAAATCGCATTCATCTGATTGAATACTATGAAAACTCAGGCCAGAGCTTGGAGCATTATGTCAAGTATCTCGCGAGCAAGGATTTCAAGTATGACAATCACTACGGACCTCATGATTTAAAAGTGAGGGAATTGGGATCAGGGCAAAGCAGAGTGGAGATTGCAAACAATCTTGGACTCTATTTTACCATTGTTCCAAAGCTGAGTATCGAGGATGGCATCAACGCAGCACGCATGATATTGCCACGTTGCTACTTTGACAAGGAAAAATGCAAACTAGGACTCGAGGCATTACGCCAATACGCCTGGGAACGGAACGACAGAACAGGGCACATTCAGAACAAGCCAAAGCATACGTGGGCATCTCATGGCGCCGACGCGTTTCGCTATCTCGCAGTAGGGCTGAATCAGTCCACTCAGTTTGCAAGTAACATAAAATATCCAAAGATGGGAATAGTATGACGGCAGGAAGACCAGAAATATATAGTGAGGAATTAGTGGAGAAAATCTGCGATCGCCTCGCTTGTGGTGAAGCAATACGATCCATTACATCCGACAAAGCTATGCCCAGTTGGGAAACAATACGAACATGGAACAAGACAAAGCAGGGATTTCAGGAAAAGTACAGTAGAGCAAAACAGGAGGGCATTGAGTATATACTCTCCGACAATCGAAAAAAGGCTCTTGATACGTATGAACGCTCCAAACAGCGTGGACGTGTAGGGCTAGAGGAAACTCATGCACTTAAACTTCTGATGCACGATGCACATTGGACGGCAAGTAAGCTCGTGCCAAAAGTGTATGGAGACAGACAACAACAAGAACTCGTAGGGGCTGATGGTCAGCCTTTAGTAATAAGATGGGAGAAATAATGGGAACATCAAGCGGAAAAAAATATCATGGAAGATTGAGATTTGGACCAGGTTCTGAACGCAGCAAGTACAGAGTAGCTGGATATGATGCGACTATCAATCGTATGGATGCGGAAGCACAACCAAACGACAAAAGAAAATATACAGCCGTGCCAAGTGAACCAAAAGTTTGGGCAACAACCAAAAATCTAACTCGTGGTAAAATATTTGATCCAGATAGGATACACGCTAAAATCTGGGGAAAAGCTTAATAAATCATGGCAAAAATGCGAGATTCAGAGATACTCGCTTTGCTCGGTCAACAACTCGATCAATCACTAGGATATCTATCAGGCAAAATTCCACAGGAACGTAGAGCTGCCTTTAAATACTATCTTGGAGAACCATACGGTAACGAAGTTGAAGGTCGATCACAAGTAGTATCCCAAGACGTACTAGAAGTGATTGAAAGCATTTTACCGTCTTTGCTACGCATTTTCACTGCTGGAGAGCAGATCGTAAGATTTGAACCCAAGGGACCAGAGGATCAGCAGGTTGCAGATCAGTGCACCGATTATGTGAACTATGTCTTTATGAAGGACAATCCAGGTTTTCTCATTTTATATAATTTATTCAAGGATGCTCTTTTACAGAAAAATGGTTTCGTCAAACATTTTTGGCTGGAAGAAGAAAAGAAAATAGAAGAAGAATATCAACAACTTACAGACGTTGAATTTCAAGCCTTACAAATTGATGATGAGGTGAGTATAGACGAACATGACGAGGAAGAGGTAGAGACAGACATAGGCATAGAATTTATTCACAATGTCAAGATTACACGGACAAAGAAGGTAGGTCGAGTAAAAGTTGATAGTGTTGCTCCAGAGGATGTGTATGTTGCACGTAACGCAGTGAACATTCAGGATGCCCAATTCTTTGCACATCGCTTATTCAGAACTCGTACTCAGCTTTTGGACATGGGATATTCCAAAAAAGTTGTTGACAAGCTTCCAACTTATACAAACAGTTTTTACAATCAGGAACACACAACTAGAGAATTATACGAAACAGCAGATCCACAGATAGAATTTCAATCCATTGACAAGTCAACGGACTACATAGAACTGATGGAATGTTACGCTCGGTTAGATTACAACAAAAACGGTAAAGCACAGCTACGTAAAATTACGATGGCTGGAAATAGAAATCACATATTGGATAATGAACCAATAGATGACATTCCATTTTCCATGGTAACTCCAATTCCAATGCCTCACTTGTTCTTTGGAATGAGTGTGGCGGATTTGGTCATGGATCTCCAACTGATAAAATCAACGGTGCTTCGCCAGACAATGGACAATATGTATTTGCAGAACAATGCAAGAAACGTTGTCATTGATGGACAAGTGAATTTGGATGACCTAATTACATCACGACCTGGTGGAATTATTCGAGTGAAAGGACCAGGAGCGGTAACACCTTTGGCAACTCCTAGTTTCTTGAATGAAGGTCTTGCCATGTTGGAAAAAATTGACCAACTGAAAGAGGCACGTACAGGAATTTCCCGATCTCAGATGGGAGCCGATCCAAATGTGATACAAAAGTCGCACACTACAGCCACAGGCGTAAATGCAATGGTTAATGCTGCAACTCAACGTATTGAGTTGATAGCTCGTATCTTTGCAGAAACGGGTGTGAAGGATATGTTTCGTAACATCATGCATCTCGTAACAAAATATCAGGATGAGGAACGAACCATCAGGCTTCGCAATCAGTTCTACAAAATGAATCCAAAAGACTGGCAGAACTATGACATGGATGTATCCATTCAAGTTGGTCTTGGAACAGGAAACACCGATCAACGAGTGAATTTATTGGCACAAATACTCAATATTCAGCAAATGTTGATCAAAAATGGTGGTTATGGACGTCTCATAGATGAACAAAAAATCTATAATACGCTTGAAAAACTGGTTATTAATGCTGGTTTCAAGTCAGCAGAGCCATTCTTTGTCAATCCAGAAACAGCACCACCTCCTCAACCACCTAAACCAGACCCTGTGATACAGGCTGCAATGGCGGAACTACAATTAGAGAAGGAAAAAGCCATAGCTCAGTTCAAACAAAAACAGGAA